CTTTAACTACTATAGTAAATAATAATACATCTCAGTTATTAAATTTAGTAACTCAAATGACAGCATTAAGTAATACTGTAAGTTCATTAGATAATACAGTAAATAATGCTACTACTGGATTGGTAGTAAGAATGTCAGCTGCTGAAACTTCACTTTCACGTAAAATATCTTCTAGTACAATTTTAAGTATTAGAGAATCAGGATCATCATTTTTAGAGTATACAACTGATGGAACTAACTGGATACCACTATCAACTGTTGGAACTGTTGAATGGGGAGATGTTACTGGTGATATCGCTAATCAAGCAGATTTGCAAAATGTGTTTAATGCTATTAATAGTAGAATAGATACTTTAGATAATATAATAGCAAATGGAGGATTTTTATCTGGTACATCAGTAGCAAATACTTATGATAGTTCTTTAACTTATTCAGTTGGTGATTATATAATAAAAGAAGGTGTATTATATAGATGTACTGTTGGTATACCTGTACCTGAGGCTTGGGATTCTACACATTGGAGTTCTATAGTAATATCAAGAATTATAGATACATTTAACGATAACTTTGCTCCAGAATATGATAGTACTGAAGTATATAATATAGGTGATACAGTTACATATTATTACAAATTATATAAATGTAATACTAATAATACAACTGGTGTTTGGGATATTACTTATTGGGATTTAGTATCAGTAGCAGAAGCAGGAATAACAAATTCTAGCTTAGCAGTTACAACAACTGCTACAACTGCAGCATTAACTTTAACAGATAGTGCAGGTAATGATGTTTCAGTTACATTACCAGTAGCTACTACAGCTAAAGGCGGTTTAATGAGCGCATCAGATAAAGTTACTTTAGGTAATTCTGAAAGTATAAGCAATAAAGTAACTACTATTACAAGCAGTAGTAGTGATACAGAATATCCTAGTGCAAAAGCTGTATTTACTGCTATAGGAAGTAATTCTGGAATGCCTATAGGTGCTGGTTGTGATTTTTTCGGAACAGTATTACCTGATGGATTTATGTGGGCAGATGGAAGTGCTATATCAAGAACAACATACGCTGCATTATTCGCAGTAATAGGTACAACTTATGGTGCTGGTGATGGCTCAAATACATTTAATTTACCAGATAAGAGAGAAAAAGTAACTGTAGGTTACAAAGAAGGAAGTACAGCTGGTACTCAAGGTGCTACTTTAGGAACTTTAGGTGCAGTTGGTGGTGAAAATAAACACACTTTAACTAAATCAGAAATTCCTAATTATAATTTAACAGTTACAGATCCTGGTCATACTCATAATTATTCATATGATAAAAATACATATGCTAGTGATTTTGATAGATCACTTAATAGTCCAGCTGTAGATTCACACACTGTAACTACAGTATCAACAGGAAGTGCTACAACTGGAATAACAGTTTCATCTGGTGGTAGCGGAACAGCTATGAATAACATGCAATCATATTTAGTTTGCAATTATATAATTAAATACAATTAAATTGTTGTAAATGTTATAAAATTATATATTATAATAGAAATAGAAAATTTAAAGGAGGTAATTAAAATATGCCTGGAGTAGTTACATTACAATCACGTCAACGTAGAATGCACGATTGGATGAGTACTGATTTAGCTTATAGATTTGTAGGTATAGGTAGAACAACACCTTGGGAAGATGATAATAATCCACCTAATCCAAGTGAAACAATGACAGAGGTAACTGAATTAGTTGGATTACAAAGAATAGATAGTTATAAATATGCCGGAGTAATAGAGAATCCTACAACATTACAAAAAAGAACAGCTGTATATTATAAAGGATTATATTATGCTACAACGCAAGATTTTTCAGTTGCTCAAGAAAGAGGTTATACATCTATAATGTGCAAAGTAACTCTAGATAGAGACACAGTTCCATCAATACCTATAGGAATAACATTTAGACAAGTAGGTTTATATGTTGGAGTAAATGCTACAAATGAACAAATATTATATGGAATTTCTAGAGAAGAATGGGATAATATGGCTCAAGCAGATAAAGGAATGCTTGAGGTTGTAGATAATAGATTACCTATAGGTAGAGAAGAAGATCAAGCAGAAGAAATATTTATATTACTTGATTTTTAGTTAGTAGTAAAGAAAGGAGATACAATGAAGGATTGGGAAAATTTAGAATATTCTAGCACATATAGAGAATTAGTTGATAAATTTAATGTTAATTCCAATAATAGTAAATTTATAGATTCTATAACTGGTAAGATTTTAAATAATGGTATTTTATTTTCTGGATTAGAGACAATAGATGGTAATACTATATTACCTTTAGTAAATGCAAAACCTAATAATGATTTAGTTAATTCTGATACCATATTTGATAATTTTATATTATATTTTAGAGCTATAAATAAATTTGTAGAATTAAATTTATTTCCTATAGATTTATTATCATACGCAGATGGAAAGCTACATTTTATTTTTATAAAAGCTGATAGAACTTATAGAATATCAAGCTCTATGTTTGGAAGAGTAGATGAGATTATTTTAGGAAGATTTGTAATATCTGAAAATTCAACGTGGAATCAATTTTATATGATGGGACAAAGATGTGGTACTCCTATGTATGATGCTGCAGATGAGTTTTATAATGTTGAAGGAATGTATGTTAAATCACCTGAAAATTTAAGTTTGTCAATGGAATCAGGATCAGTTAAAAGAAGCGGTATACAATTTACAGATTTAAATTCTCCAGATATTATTGATTTTCATAATTTATCATCTCAAAGTATGCCTATTAGATATGTAAATGAACGTAATGAAATAGATTATTCTGTAAGTCCAGTAAATAGTATTATAACTAATAAATATATGGTTTATAATATGAATAAGAAATTAAAGACTAAAATAGAAAAATATATAGATGATATAAGTAATATGACTTATAATCTACAAGATTTAGCTTTATCTTATTCTGATACATTATTACAAGCTATAGAAGATGGAGCTACAGAATCAGAAAAGCAACAAATTATAGAAGACTTCTTATATTATATAACTAATATTTATGAAGTATCTGATAATATTTATGAAGTTTTAGGAGATCCATCTTTATCAAGTATAAGTAGAATAGAGTTATATGGAAATAAATCAGATATTGAAGCTTATATAAATACAAATTTAAGAAATATAGTTTCAATTAGTAGTAGTCAAGTAAATGCTATTAAGGATGTAGTTAGTTATGTTTTATTATTAAATACAGAAATATGTAATAATCCATTAATGATTATATTAAATACTATTGCTGATGAATTAGATGATATAGATTATAGTGTTGGAACTATAGGAGATGTTCCAGCAGGTAAATTTACTTTACAAAGGATACTATGGGATATATATGATAATTCTTTAGTAGTACAATATGGCGATACAATTTATGATACAAGTAGTGATGCTACAAATGCATCCGCTTTAATAGCTTATCCAGCACCTTGGGATAATATAATTTATATTCCTTTAGCTGTAATAGTATTAAAATCAGGAATAACTTCTATTAATGATGATGGTGATACTGTTATTATAAGTAGAAGATGGATTTATGTAGATCAAGAGCAAGAAGGATATGTAGATTATTATGCGAGGGCAAAAGCATTGCAAGCTATTACAATAGCAGCTCAACTACAAGCAGAAATGCTTCAATTAAGAGCCGATATTACAGCTCAATTAAATGCTTTTAAGACAACTATTGAAGGTGAAATGTCAGCTTTAAGAAGTGATTTAGAGAATAGAATGTCTACATTAGAGACATCTTTAAATAATAAAATAAATAATATATCAAATAAAGTTGCAGTTTATGGAGATTTTGTAACTAGTAGACATGAAAAAGATTTAGGAAATATGGGCGGTCTTTATGGTGGAGAAAATACATTAAGCGTATCAAAATCTGGCTATATGCCTTTAGGAATTGTAGGTGTAACTATTTCTCAAAATGTAAGACCTGGATCTGGTTTTTATAATTATGATATAAAAGGATTTAGATTAAGTACTAGAAATTCAGGAAGTGCAACTATCTGGTGGCAGTACATGTTCGACTATCAAGGTGGTGGAGTTATGAACGTAAAAGCACAATTTGATATATTGTGGGTAAAGATTAAAAGTTAATTTTATAGGAGGTAATTATGACTTTAAAAGATATTTATACTAAATTTAAAAATGGATCTAGAGTAAGAAGAAGCGGTTGGGATGAGAGTATCTTATATGCCGAAGTAACTACTTATGAACCAACAAATACTAAGATGTTAAAGTTTGTTGAAGATAATTCAGAGTATAGTAATAGTATGATGAGTGTTGAAGACGTTTTAGCAAATGATTGGGAAATCATAGAATAGTAGAAGGTTGTTTATGATAAATAAAATATTCTTCCTAAAATTATTCTAGTATGAAAGGAGATATCATGTTTATAGAGACAATAAATGGTAGATTACAAAATGTTACTTTATTACAAGGAGTAATAGTAGTAAAAAATGAAGATGATACATATTCAATAGGGTATGTTCAAGTAAATGGTGAAGTCATTAAAGAAGGAACTTATGATTCTGAAGAAAATGCAGTATCAGTAAAAGAGAGTATCATTGATGACTTATTATCATTATAGAAAGGAGATTTATTAATGGCTATTTTTATTAACAGTAAAGACGATAGATTAATTAATCTTTATTATGTACAAAATATAGTAATAAATCCAGAAAATGATAAAGAAATTATCATTTATAACAAAAATGGAGAAAGTATTATAGAATCATATGATACCGCTGAAGAAGCTAACACAGCTTATGATAATTATGCTAATAAGATGGAAGAATCATCTGGTGGTGGAGGTGGAGGTAGTCCTAAATTACAAACAAAAACGGCAACTCCCACAGAACAACAACAAACAATTACTCCAGATATTGGTTATGATGGTTTGAGAAAAGTAACAGTTGATAGAATACCACAAGAATATATAGTACCAAGTGGAAGTATAGAAATAACTAAAAATGGTACTTATGATATAACAAATAAAGCAAATACTAGTGTAAATGTGCAACCAAATCTAGAAGTAAAAAGTGTAACAATAACAAGTAATGGTACAACAACAATAAATAAAAGTCAAAACAAAGATGGTATGACGAGTGTAGAAGTAACAACGAATGTACCAGGAATAACACCAACAGGAACAATAAATATAACAGAGAATGGTACTTATGATGTAACAGATAAAGCGAGTGCAATAGTAAATGTATCAGGTAGCGGAAGTGAATATAATGTAAAAATGAATACTGCCTTTACATCAACAAATAGTGCTTTGATTAATAATATAGTTGAATTACCTGAACTAGATTTGAGTGGTATAACATCAGTTAGTAATTTATTTGATATGTTTTATAGCTTAATAAAAATACAAGGTTTAAAAGTATATAATATATCAGACACTTCTTGTATGTTTCGTAATTGTCAAGCATTAACAACAGTACCACTATTTGATACAAGTAAGGTAACTAATATGAACCAAATGTTTTATGTTTGTAAAAGCTTAACAACAGTACCACTATTTGATACAAGTAAGGTAACTAATATGCAAGATATGTTCGATAATTGTCAAGCATTAACAACAGTACCTTTACTAGATACAAGTAATGTAACTAATATGGGTAGTATGTTCAATCACTGTACTAGCTTAACAACAATACCATTACTTAATACAAGTAATGTAACTAGTATGAATACAATGTTTGGTGATTGTAGAGCATTAATAGAAGTACCTCTATTAGATACAAGTAATGTAACTGATATGTTTAATATGTTTATTCATTGTCGAGCATTAACTACAGTTCCAGTATTAGATACAAGTAGTGTAACTGATATACGTCAAATGTTTATTCATTGTGAAAACTTAAGCAATGAAAGTTTAAACAATGTATTACAAATGTGTATAAATGCAACTTCTTATGCTGGCACAAAAACATTAAAATATATTGGTTTAACTATAGCACAAGCAAATATTTGTCAATCATTAAGCAATTGGCAAGAATTTTTAGATGCTGGTTGGACAGCGGGTTATTAATAAAGATTAATTTTGAAGGAGGTTGCCTATGATAGATAGAAAGTATGGTGCCTTAGAATCTCCTAATGATATAAGAGATTTTAGAGTATCAGCGCCTAAAAGTATAGAGTTACCTGTTGAATTTAGATTAAATCATACAACAATAAAAGATCAAGGAGATGTAAATAGCTGTGTAGCTCATACATTATCAGAAATGCTTGAAAGTAAATATAAGAATAATTATTCTACTGGATGGATTTACGGTTATAGACCTACAGGATATTATCAAGGAGAAGGAATGTATCCTAGAGAAGCATTATCTACTTTGCTAAAGAAAGGAGCTGTATTAAATAAAGATTTTAATGTTAATATTGAAATGAGTGCAGCTAAAAAGAAAGTAGATGATAATATAGATGTTTTAGAGATTAAAGCAGAAGATACGAAAATAGAATCTTACGCTAGAATGTCTACTATTAATGAGATAAAAACATGGTTGTATACTAAAAATATTCCAGTTCCTATAGCTATCGCTACTGATAATTTAGTAATAGACAGCAATAACATAATTCAAATTCCAGATGTATATCCTAATTCTGGTCATGCTATACTTATTATAGGATGGAATGAAACTGGATTTATAATTCAAAATTCATGGGGTACTAATTGGGGTGACAATGGATTAGCTATACTTCCATATGAATATAAAATAAGAGAAGCCTGGGCAGTTACTATGGATACTTCAAATAGAGAATATGAATCAAAGATTAAAAAGCCATGTCTATTTTTCTTAAGAAGTGCATTATATAAATTAATAAAGTTTGTAAAAGGAGATAAATAAATGATTAAGAAAATAGAAGAATGGACTATTCCACTAGACGGATTAATGAAGTATTGTTTTAAGTTATCATTGAGAATAAGTCAAGAGGAAGAAAAATCTAAAAATTTTTTAAATATTAGATTAAGAATTACAAGACTTGTTAATAATGATGAGACAAAAATATTAATTCCTAGAGTAATATCATCAGTTAAGTTTTTAGGTAATACATTATCAACAATGAAAGATTTATATTTTTTAGGTGAGAATAATGATATATTACTTATAAATGATAGATATGAATTAGAGAATGAGTCTCATATAGCATTTGATGTTATATTAAGATTTGAAGATAGTAATAACTATATTCTTCCTGTTAATAGTAAAGGTTATAGCTTTATGATAGATAAAGAAAAAGCTTCTAGAGAACCATCTATTTCTTTAGATTATATAAATAATGATAGTACAATCGATGTCTTTGCTTATCCTAGTGTAGATAACTATGATTTATTAGAGTTTAAAGTAAATGATAATAACTGGTTGAGCAATACTAATAATTCAGGTAGAATAACTGTTGCTAAAGTAAATAAAAATCAATTTATTCAATCTAGAATTAAGATAGATAATGAGTATTTTTATAGTAAAGTATTAAAAATAGAAAATTCTATACAATAAAATTATATTACTATATTTTTAAAGTGTACCAGATTTCATTCTAGTTAAATTGTATATAATGAGCTTATAATTATTAAGATTATAAGCTTTTATTTTGCATAAATAAATGTTAAAATATTATATATTATATTAGAAGAATATAATAGAGGAATATAAAATTATGCGTTATCAATATAATATAATTAATTATTTAGATTATGTAAGAAATATTAAAAATCTTATGAAAGAATCTTTAATTAATAAAGGTGTAGTTGTAACTGATTTAGATAATTTTAGAAGTTATGTAGATAAGTTAAGTGAGATAAAATATGCTCCATACGCATTAAGCTTTTATGGTAATAATAGTAGAGATTTATCGAGTGATTTAAGTAAAATTGATACGAGAAATATGACATCTATGCAATGTATGTTTTATAATTGTAGTAATTTAGAATCTATAGATTTATCTAATTTTAATATGCATAATGTTTCAAGTACTATGTATATGTTTTATAATTGTACTAAATTAACTACTATAGAATTTATCCGGACTTGATTTTTCTAACTTAACAAAAACAAATTATATGTTTTATGGTTGCAGAAATTTAACTTTATTAGATTTATCGAGCATTAATTTTAGCAATTTAACTTCAAGTACATATATGTTTGGTAATAATGCTTCTAGTTACGTACCAAGTGATTGCTTAATTTATGTAAGAACTAGAGATGATAAAGATTACATTAATTCTAATTTTTCAAGATTAACTAATGTTGAAGTAAAAGAAAATTAAAGGAGTAGTATATGTCTTTTATTGATAGAGTGTATTATACTAAAACAGATTTAAATAAAGAAATAAGTGAAATAGAAGAAACAAAAACACTTATGAAACAGAAACTTATAGAGTTAGGTCAAAGTGTATTAGATGAAGATACTTTTATGAGTTATGTAGACAAAATAGATAATATAATGTATGTGCCTTCAGATGTTAAATTTACAGATGTTCCGGCAGGTATAACAACATCAATTAATACATCTTTAGCACCTATAGATACTTTAGATTTAAGTAGAGATAGTAATGTAATTGATTTAAGTAATATAACATTTGCTAATTTATTTTATGGAGTTACAGCAAGATATATAGATTTAAGCGGTCAAGATTTAAGTGGTCAGAATCAAAGTGCTATTAGTATGTTTAATCATTGTTCTAATTTAGAATATGTTAATTTAGACAATACAAATTTTTTACCTACAAGTACACAAAGTATGTTTGCTGGATGCAGTAATTTAATTGATGCTCCTATGTTTGATACTAGTAATACAGCATCATTGGCGAGCATGTTTAGTGCGTGTGAAGATTTAGTTAATGTACCATTATATGATATATCAAATGCAGCTAATACAACTAATATGTTTGGTTATTGCAGTAGTTTAACTTCTGTACCTTTGTTAGATACGAGTAATGTAACTAATATGTATAGCATGTTCGATCATTGTACTAATTTGACTACTGTACCTCAATTAAATACAAGTAAAGTAACTAATATGAGCTATTTATTTCAATACTGTAGTAGTTTGACAACTATACCTTTATTAGATACTAGTGAAGTAACTATAATGACTGGCATGTTTAGCCATTGTAGTAGCTTGACGACTATACCTTTACTAGATACAAGTAAAGTAACATTTATGAACGCAATGTTTAGTTATTGCACTAGTTTGACAACTATACCATTAATTGATACTGGTAATGTAACTAATACTCAAGGTATGTTTCAAGGTTGTACTAATTTAACTTCTATACCATTAATTAATACAGGTAAGGTAACTAATACTACTAGTATGTTTTATGGTTGTAAAAATCTAACTGTTATACCTTTACTAGATATAAATAAAGTAACAGATATGAGTAGTATGTTTTATAATTGTAAAAATCTAACCACTATACCTTTATTTGATACAAGTAATGTAACAAATATGACTATGACATTTGATAATTGTACTGGTTTAACTACTATACCTCAATTAAATACAAGTAAGGTAACTAATATGTTTAATACATTTGGTTCTTGTACTAATTTAACTTCTATACCATTAATTGATACTGGTAATGTAACTAATATGGGTGGTATGTTTGGTTATTGTACTAGCTTAACTACTATACCTCAGTTAAATACAAGTAAAGTAACATATACAAATAGTATGTTCAGTGAATGTACTAGTTTAACTTCTATACCATTACTTGATACAAGTAGTGTAACTAATATGAGTTCTATGTTTAGTCATTGTCGTCTTTTGACTACTATACCACAGTTAAATACAAGTAATGTAACAGATATGAATAATATGTTTTATAATTGTAATGGTTTAACTTCTATACCTTTATTAGATACAAGTAAAGTAACTAAATTTAATAGTATGTTTTGGCAATGTACTAATTTGACTACTATACCACAATTAAATACTGGTAGTGCAGTTAATATGAGTAATATGTTTCAAAGATGTACTAATTTAACTACAGTTCCAGTACTAAACACAAGTAGTGTAACTAATATGGGTAGTATGTTTGACTATTGTGAAAATTTGAGCAATGATAGTTTAAATAATATTATGACAATGTGTATAAATGCAACAAGTTATACTGGTATAAAAACATTAAGACAATTGGGTTTAACTGCAACACAAGCGACAACTTGTCAAGGATTATCTAATTATCAAGCATTATTAAATGCAGGTTGGACAACTGGATATTAAAAATTTATAAGGAGGTATTTTTATGGAAGTATTTAAAGTATGGTTAAAAGCTGCTGGTATTAGAGCTTTAAGAACTGTTGCTCAAACAGCGGTTGCTACTATAGGTACTAGTGCTGCTATGGGTGATGTAAATTGGTCTTTTGTAGGAAGCGCAAGTTTACTATCTGGAATATTAAGTTTATTAACTTCTATAGCAAGCTTACCGGAAGCTGAAGAAAAAATAGCTAAATTAAGAAAACAAAAATAATTTAATATGTGAAATATAAAAGTAGAACTAATTTAGTGTTCTACTTTTATATATAATAATAGAAGAGGAATTAATAACATGGATGAAGAGATTAACACCAAATTAGAATATTTAGATTCTACTAAAGATATGTTAAAAGAATCTATTATAAGATCAGGAGGTACTTTAAGTGCACAAAGTCCTTTAAGTGATTATCCTGAGCAAGTTAGTATAATTACTAATAATATTATTAAAGCAGAGGATGTTGATGAGTTTGTAAAAGCAGCTAAAAGTGTAAATACAAAATATTTAAATGCAGAATACATAAGAAATTATGGTGATGATAGAGGAGCTCTTTTTATAAGCGGATTAACAGATACTAAACAAGTGTATGATGAAATTAATAATGCTTATATTAATGAATCTTCTAATTTTAATATAGCCTATAGAGGCGGTTCAGGACCTGGTATAGAGTATCCTATATTCGTAGAAAGAAATGGTGTAAGAATAAAATTATTAATGACGCTTAGTACAAGACATATAACTAGCGGTTTACCTTCTGGTTCAGTTGAATTTTCAAATATACCATATAGTCCTAATTCAGTTAAAGGTAGTATATATTATACAATAACATCAAGAGATTCAATAGTAATAGAGAATACAACAGATATAGCTAAGGATGTAAAGTTTAATTTAAATCCTATTTTTGATACAACAATTTATACAAGATTATTAAAGTTTTGTACAGCTACTTATAGTAGTAATTCATCTACGTCATATACTGTAGATTATAAAACGGTTCCAGCAAATAGTTCTATAACTTGTCAATGTTTTAATGTAAGAGTAGGAACTGATTGGTATTTATTTCCAACATCAACGACACCATATACACCAGCATTAGAAAATAATGGTTATTTTAATAAACACAGTGATGGTTACTATTATGTTGATAATGATTCTTTGTTAACAATGAATAATAGATTATTTAATCATGTTGTAGGTTATACATATGATTTAAGTGTTAAAAATGTAGAGGAGTATTAATTATGTCAAATATGATTTATAATATACCAGCAAAATTAAATGAGCTTATAAGAGTTAAAGGTGATATTAAAGATATTATTGATAGTGTAGGTAATCCAGAATTAGATACTTCTGGAACTTTCAGATCATACGCTTCATTAATATCACAAATAGCAGACTCTGGCGCAATGACTAGAGAAGAATATAATACTTTTGAAGGTAGAGTTATAAATATAATTGGAAATATATAATTTATAGGAGGTAAAATTATGAAAAAGTCAAGATTAATACTATTTTTAAGTATATTAACTATATTAATCATAACATTTTCTTTAATCCTAGTTAATTCTGGTGATAAGAAAAATGACGATAATACTCAAAATTATAATGTAGTTAATATTGAAGATGTAGAAACACCAGAAGATAATATTTATAATGGATCATTTAAAGGAGAAGAAGATCTAGAAGTAGAAACATTTGAAGAGGAAAATCCAGATATTATTTCTGGATCTACAGAGTATGATGAGAACGATTTTGTTGTTGGAAATTCTATAAGTACAACAGTATATTATTCTCAAATAGATAGTAGATGGAGAAATCATCCTTATACATCAATAGGTAAGGCAAGTCAAACAATAGGTTCTAGCGGTTGTGGACCTACTTCTGCAGCAATGGTAGTAAGCACAATAAAAGGTGTAGTAAGACCAGATACAATGGGAGATCTATATGTAAAGTATGGTTTTAGATCTGCAGATAACGGAACATATGCGAGCGCTTTTCAGTGGACAGCAAATAAATATGGAATAGAATTTAGTAGAGTATATAATGTAGACAATATGATTAACTTAGTTAGAAATGATTATATTGTAGTAGTATCATGTTCTTCAGGATTATTTACTACAGGAGGTCATTATATAGTTGTATATGGTATTGAAGGTAATACTTTAAAAATATATGATCCATATTTATATAGTGGAAAATTTAACTCTTATGGAAGATCAGGTAAGGTTACTTTATCTGGAAATACAGTACTTTGTTCAATAACTAACTTTAAAAATTACGCTAACAGTAAAGGCTATTTTGGATTTAAAAGAGAAAATAGTATTGATCCTACACCAGAATATGCGCATAAATATAATGTGGGAGATAGAGTTTTAGTAGACGTTCCTATAAACATAGCTTATGATAATGGTGGAGATAAAATAATAGTAGATAGTAATGGTTATCAATTTTGGATTAATAGAAGTGTAGTAATAAATAATAGAGTTTATGGCTTAGGAGATATAATAAGAATTGAAGGAAATAATTTATACGAAGTAAGAATATTCGAAGAAAAATTTGATTGTAGAGAAGAATATTTAAGTAATCCACCTAAAGAAGATAATAAAACAACAAATAATACTACAAATAATACGACGAATAACACAACGAATAATACAACATATGTACTTGGTAAGTATGTAACAAATACAAATCTAAATGTTAGAAGTGGACCTAGTACAAAATATAAAATAATAAAAACATACCGTAGAGGAACAAGGTTTGATACTAAACAAATAAAAGGAGATTGGGTTAAAACACCTTCAGGATGGGTAAATCTTAAATATTGTAGATTAGTATACAAATATTAAGGAGGTAGTGTATAAACAATGCAAGTTTATATGAAGGATGAAAATACTTTAGTTATAAATACAATGATAGATGATAGGGATAAAGATAACTTATTAAAATTTATTAATAATATGAATAATTTAAATATTATTAAAACACCTTTATATAATACTAAAGGTGATGTTTCAGGTTTAATGCTATCTTTAGAAACTAATTCTAATTAATTTAATTAAGTAGAATATTTAGCAAGACGAAAATAGTTGAAAGGAGGTAGCTTTAGAATTATGAATAAATCAGATATTTATCCTTATTTAGCAGCAATAATATTAGCAATATTATCAGTAATGCAATTTTTATACACTATGTATAAAGATCATTTACAAAGAAAAAAAGATAAAAAAGATAAAGAATCAAAAGATAAACCATGCTCTAAAGAACATACAGAGCTAATGGGAAAGATGGATGAGATGCAAAATAGTATTAATGAAATAAAAGACCAAAATAATAAAATCGCAATAGAATCAATAAAGAGATATTTAGTTACAGAATTAACTGAGTTAAATAATGGCATCACTAAAACAGAAGAGCAAAAGAAATTAATTGCAGAAAATTACAAGTATTATAGAGAACATGATGGAAATAGTTATATAAAACATCTATATGAAGATTTAGTAAAGAAAGAAAAAATTTGGCCAGTTGATATAAAATAAGAAAGGAGACAATATGTACGCTGAGGTAAAAGATAATAATAAAATTTTAATAAATAGGCTTAATAATAATGAAAAGATATTAGTAGAAGATTTATATAATAATTCAATATTACCTACATCTACTATCAATGTTACAAAACTTACTGACGAATCAGGAGATTTTGGTGGAATATTTTTAAATGTAGAAACAACTGCTTCTACTTCTATAGCTAGAGTATTTGCTAGTAAAGTTGAAATGAATAATAACACAGATTTAGCAGATGGAACTATTTGTGTTGTATATGATGGAGTTAAATATATAGGTTCTTTTATGTTAAAAAATAAAGTATGGGTTAATTTAAATGAATCAGAAGCTAAAACATATAATATAATTAGTAATTTAACACATACAACATCATCTAATACAAGTGATACTATTAATGAAGGTGAAAATTTTAATACTACTCTTACAGCTGATGAAGGTTATTCTTTACCACAAAATATTACGGTTACTATAGGAGATACAGAAGCAGTACAAGGTAATGAATATACTTATGATGTTGATAATGGTACTTTATCAATATTATCAGATTATATTGATGGAGATATTACATATACAGTAGAATCTATATTAGATGATATATCTTCTGTTGGTAATATTTTAAATAATGTACTTGGTACTAGTGATGAGATTACTGAATTAGGCGGTACAGAAGAAGAGATAATTAATGTATTTGATAATATATTAGGAAATAATTAAAGGAGGATACAATGGTTACTTTATTAGAAAAGGCTAATGAAATATTAGCAGAGAAAAATGAAAAAGTAAAACCTGGAAATATTAAGAAAGATGTTGTTGTTTTTAATGTAACAGGAAATTATGATGGTAGTGAAAATAAAATAAAAGTTCCTAATTTTGTTAGATTTGATTCTGCAAGTATGTTTAGTGAGTTTTATGGCGGCACATCACATGATTCAGAATCTGATAGTTATGCTTATCCTAAAGAGAATTGGGATTCATTAATAAATTTTTATAAAAATTTAGATTTTAGTGAGCTTAAAGATTTTTCTTATATGTTCGCTGAACTTTACTTTAATAGAAGCGCAGATGATGGACAAAGTTCAATATATTATCCTTTAAATTTAGATATAGATACGTCATCTGGTAAGATTTTTAATAATATGTTCTCAGATTCTTGTATTAGTAATGCTCCAGAATTAGATTTATCTAATGCTGTTAGTACTTATTTAATGTTTAATAGTTGTAGAGGATTGACAGATGTTCCAGTTTATTCTATTCATACTTCATTAGACGATTTAAGAGAAATGGCTGAGTTTGCTAATAAAGAATTAGAAGAATATCTACATGATAATTTTATTTCTGGTATGTTTGGTGATTGTGATAATCTATCTGAAGAAAGCTTAAATAATATTTTAGCTATGCTAGCAGATGAAGATTTTCCAATGAATAAAGTTCAACCACCTTACGCTCATTGGAAACTATTAAATAGTGTAGTAGGTTTATCATTAGATCAATGTAATGCTTGTATGGAATTAGAAAACTGGAGACGTTGTTCTGAATTAGGATGGGAACCTTACGCACCATTAAATTAGTTAAAAGCATAATATTATATAAATGTTGAGAAATATGAATTACCAGAATTAATTTTGAGACATTTTAATTTATGAGTTAATATAGTTATATAGTAAAATATGTAGAAAGGGTATATAGAACTAAAATGAAGCAAAAATTCGAGTCAATAATTAAACAAAATAGTTATGTATCAAATTTTGTAAAACGATATACGAACTTAGAGAAGAAGTGTCAATTTTGTGGTAAAGACGCTTTAATTAAAAATAATTATCATGGAGATCCATATAAAATACAATTAATATGTAGAGAATGTAGAAATAAGTATCATTTAAATAATGATTTAATGTCGAATAAAATACCTCTTATAGATGTTAGAGATTATATAAATAATAATCAAACTTTAAATAACATGATTACTTTAAATGAAGAAAATAAATCTAAAATAGATAGCTTATTTAAGTTAAATATAACTAAAACGAAAGCGGCTAAATATTTAGGATTATCTAAAGTACAGTTTGATAAATTAATAAATCAATATGAAGAATTATATGATCCTAATATAAAAGATAAATTAAATGAGCATTTTCTAAAGGTTAGAAGTACTTTAAGTTTAGAGTGGAGACTTACTAAAGTTTCAAAAGATACTGGTTTAAATAATTTAAAAGCTATTAAATTGAAAAAGAAATTATCAAATAGAGAAATAAGTAATAAATCTAATGGGTTATTAACTATATCTTCTATATCTAATATACAAACTGGTAAAAGCTATCCTACGATAAAGGTAAAATGCAAATTAGCAGAAGTATTAGATGTATCAGTTAAAGATATATTTCCAGAAGATACAGAATTTGGTAATATAAGATGCTATGATGATTATTTAGATTTGTATAATAAAGTGAGAGATAATATAGTTACACTATATGAAAAACAAAATATGTCTATATTACAAATATCTAAGTATTATGATATGTCATATTCTAAAGTATATAGCATAATCAAAGATACTAATGATAAATATTGTTATTTATCAAATCAAGATGTATTAAACATTAAAAGTAAATCAAATATATAATGTTGGTCATTTTTTAATTAAATATTTAAAAATACTTAGAAGAGTAGATTTATTTCTACTCTTTTTTATTACATTTATATTACATTTATATTAAAACTATTTACTTTTGATGAATTTTATGATATAATGTCCATATAATAAATAAAGGAGGTGAGGAAATGTTATTTGAAAAGTACAATGCAAATCCTAAAAATAAGAAAACTGGTGATTGTGTATTAAGAGCAATTAGTACAGCTTTAGGACAAGACTATTGGAAAACATTAGACGAGATGGTAGAAATAACTAAAAAGACAGGTTACTATATGAGTGAAAAAGAAGGTTACACAGCTTATCTTAAATCTAAAGGATACTCAATGCAGAAAATGCCTAAGAAATGGGATAATACTAGATATACAGTAGAAGAATTTGCAAATGAGTTAGCAAGACCTGGATACAATTATTTAATAAAAGTAGCACATCATCTAACTTGTTTAAAAGATAAGACTTTATATGATACATGGAATTGTGGACATAAGTCAGTTGGAAATTATTGGATAATTTATAAGTAAAAAAGGAGATTTATATTATGAAGGTAAAAATACCACTAAAGAACATTGCAAAGAGAAGATATGCAGATGAAAAATATTATATTGCAACTTTAGACCAAATAAATGATAAAGATTGGAATGAAGAATGTGATGAAGTAGATTCATATAATGAATTAATTGAAAAATATGGAGCTGATAGACAGGTAGTAAACTGGTTCCATGAAGATGGATTTGTTATAATAGTGAAGTAATATAATTTATTTAATAAGATATAAACGTGTACCAGATTTCATTCTGGTACACAGGATTAATAAGAAAAAGGAGACGATACATATGATTATAATATATGATGATAATGGAAATAAAAATATAGATAATAGACATGTAGTTGATATTGATAATAGTTACTCATTTGCAGATGCTATAGTTATAAATGAAGATGGAACTTATGATAGAGTAACATATATGAAAGATGATGTTAGAACTTATAATAATGAAGTTATAATTGATGCTACAGAAGAAGAAAAAGAAGCATATAGAAAACACAGAAGACATTTTATAAAAGGTGATAAGGTAAAAATTAACAGAGGAAGAAAGATGCTTGGAGATATTAAGATAGTAGATAAAGAGTTTACATATAGACCAAATGGAACTTATGGACATCAAGATGTAGAGTATTTAGTATTTACAGATGGTACTAAAGTTAATAAAAGACATTGTGATTTTACAGATGAAGAAAAAATATTTGAAGATAAGATAATGTATAGAGTAGATTATGAGTATACTTGGAGAACTCGTGATATGGATTGGGATGAATACAATACAGATATTAATTCAGAATGGTTTGATACATATGAAGAAGCAATAGAATATGTAAGAAAACATGGTCGTGATGTAGTAGCAGTTTATAAATGCAAAGGACGTGAAAATTATAGTGGTAGTTTTTGCTATGAAGAATTAGATGATGTTTTATGTGATATAGTTAATGAAATTAATAAGCAATAATAGCATATAAATTATAAAGGAGGAATATTTATGGAAGACAAAGATAATATAATTAAAAGTAGAATGCAAAAGATAGCTAAATGCGTTGATGGTTTATTACCTCAAGGATGCGGATTTATTGTATTTGCATATCAACACAATAATGCAGAAAGTGAAATTATGTATGCTTCTAATTCTGATAAAGAAGACGCTTTAAAGATAATGGAAGAATATATTAATAGATGCAGAAATAAGGAGGATAATTAATATGGATGAAGAAAAGGTTTGTTGTATTTGTGGAAAAACATATGTGGGTTTTGGTAATAACGCATATCCAGTAGTTAATGAAGGTACCTGTTGTGATGAATGTAATAGTTTATATGTAATACCATCAAGAATAGATTCAATGTATAAAAAGAAAACAGTAACAGAAATAGAAGAATTAAAACATAATGCAACTGAAAAATTATTAGATTGTATAAGAAAATATGGTAAAAGAATAGCTAGATATGATAGAAATAATGATGGTAATATCGATGATACTGATACTATATTTATATATGAATATGATCAAATTATATATTATATTCAAATGAAAAGAGGAGAATATGTTACTTATTTTAAAGGAGGAAACATAATATGAGTAAAATGATTTATAAGTTTGTAGGTAAAATGAAAGATCTATATGATGATATACAAAGTAAAATAGAAACAGATATAGATAATGAGATTAGAGAAGGTTTTAAAGAAAACGGATTTTGCGATAACTATGGTTATTGTAGTAGTAGTTGTAAATATTATTATAAATGTAAAGGAGCACAATAATGGAAAGAAGATCAATGAATAGAGAAGATAAAATTAATTATTTATGTACATTAGATAGAATAGCTAGATGTATTAATGATGAAGATTTATTTGAATTTTGGTTAGTATATGGATTACCTGATGGAGATTCTGATAACGAAGAAGCACTATCTAGTTATACTGAAGAAGATATTAGTGATATTGAAGAGGCATTTCATAAGTTATTAGATTTAGCAGTATCTCAACAATCAGAATTCGGACCAGCATTTTATAATATAAGCGATGATGATTTTGAATTTGCTAAGTCATATAATAGTAATTTAGAAAGGTGTTAGCTTAATTATATATTATAATAAAAGAATAGACTTAAACATATCTATTCTTTTATTACATTAATATTATAATTACGTAACTTTTGTAATAACTATTTACTTTTTAGAAATTTATAGATATAATGCATATATAATAATTAATTGGAGGTGGTTATATTGATTGTATGTACAACTTAATTAAATATTTATAAGTTATTAAAAAGAAAGGAAAAGGAAATGAAAATTAAGAGATTAATACTAATTAACTTAGTATTGATTCTATTAGTTATTAAATTACCTTTACACAAAGATTTAGTAGAAAACAAAGTAGCAATGTTAAATGAAACTAATACAGAAGATATTGTAGAAACAAAAGAAGTAAAAAATATAGAAATAACTAATAGCATATCAAGTAGAAGTTTAAATAATTCAAGAGTTGAACTAAAAGTCGATGAGCCAGCATCTGATGTATCAGATAAAGTAATAGAATTTATAAAGAAGAAAGAGTCATTTAAAGATAAAGCTTATAAGAATGAAGGAGAAGAATATTGGACAATAGGATACGGTCATTATGGTTCAGATGTTAAAGAAGGTCAAATTATAAGTGAAGAATCAGCAGAAAGATTATTATTAGCTGATATTAATGGTACTAAAGATTTCGTATTAAATTATTGTAGTTATATGAATTTAAATCAAGCAGAGCTAGATGCTTTAGTAAGTTTTACTTATAATTTAGGTCCAGGAAATTTACAAAAATTAACAGCAAATAGAACTAGAACAAAAGAAGAAATTCCAGATCATATTACATATTATGTTGAAAGAGGTAGCATATATGAAAAAGGTTTAACACAACGTAGACAAGAGGAATTAAATAGATTTTTAGGAGGAGAATTTACAATATGAAAGGTAAAATGAATATTAAGAGAGATTTTATGCTAAATAAAAAGAAATTAAATAAAGTTAAAAGGATCATAATTACATTATTATTTATGTTAATGTTAGTTCTTATTTATATATTAAGTCCTAAGATTACAGATTCTATACAGAATGGAGCAAAATTTATATATGAAATGGATAGTAGTATTATTACTAGAGTGGTAGAGCTTTTACTAGCTATTTCTTTATCATTATCAGCACTATTTACTAAAAATGATAGTAAAGGAGAATAATATATTATGGAAACAAAAGATTTTATTAAGATATTTAGTAGAATAAATAAACTAAAGAAAGAAATTTTAAATTGTACAGACTTTGTTACACTAACAATAAAGAAAGCAGAATTAAAATTAAGAGAAAGAGAATTAAATAGCATAATATTTATATATAGGAAATAATATGAATAAGTCAAAAAAATTAGAATTTAAATTTTTAGAAAGTGTTATAAAAAGCCAAGCTAAAGTGTGGGATCTAGAATTAATAAAGGTGCTATACAGCAAATTTATTGATATAGTTAATTATAATAAATCAGATGAGTTATCAGTATTAAGATATGGTGAAAGATTAGCAGGAATTGCAAATTTAGAAAATATAAATTATAGTGATTATTCTGATGTTAAAGATAAGACGTTTGAAATTCTAGATTCCACTTTAGATAAATTAGATCTGCCTGTGATATCTATTATTATAGGAAGTATTCTAAAACTTACAATAGAAGAAAGTAATAAAGATAATATTTAAGAAAAGGAGAAGATATTTATGATTTGTCCAGATTGTGAGATGGAAGTAAAAAAATTAACATCGAGAGGAATATGTACTAAATGTTACAAAAGAATTTATTCATGCAAAACAAAAGAGAAAGAGTATATACCATTAAAAGATTTAAAAGGTACAAAAGAATATAATAGAGCAATGGGTAGAAGGTTATCTAGCATATCTAAAAATACAGATGAAAAAGACTATAATATAGTTAAAGTGGATGTATCTAAAGATATATGTATAAGCACTAATAGTAATGAGATTAAAGATAAATTAGATAATGATATTAAAAATTACTATACAAAATTAGGTATAGAATCTGACAGCAATTATATACCTCTTCAAGTTATATTTGAGTGGTTTTATGGTTTATGTCAAGAAGAAAGTTATATAGATATATTAGAATCAAAAAGAAATATTTATGATACTTTAATTGTAGATGCATTACATGAGTTAAAAGCAAATACTAAAGCAGATAAGAAATTTTATGCTAGCATAGGAGAAAGAATGGCTTTAATTCAAAGCAAAAGAACTCCTATAGATAATGAATATGAGAAGTATTTAATTGTTAAACCTGCTTTTGATTACTTAAAAAATGATAGTAACTTTAAGAAGTTATTACAAGATTGTAGAATTAATCTTATTAAAAGATTAGAAGATGAATCTAATCCTAAATATATAACTTCAACAGAATCTATGAAAGATAATGATTATACTATTTTTTCTGATGAAATAAAAACTAGAAAGCTTAAAACTGAGCCAAGAAAAAATTACTATTTTAAAATTAAAAAGGTTAGAAATTTATATGGTAATAGTAATTATCAACCTTTTATATATACAAGTAGTATAACAGCATCATCAGAAACAGAAGCAAAAGATAAGTTTTTAAATTATATAAGATATAATTTTTCAAGATTAGCTTTTAACGTAGATGATATAGAAATTGCATTACAACCATTTAAGGAGTAGATATGAAAGTAATTATAGAGTATTTTGATGAAAATAATGAATTTAAAAAGAAAGAACTTTTCGGAGAAAATGGGTTAATAAATTTAGATGGAGATGTTTTAACTTTTTGTGATGATCCAAACAACTTAGTTTTCTTACTTATTGACTTAGTTAATTGCTTATATGATAATTTTATTGACCATAAAGTTTATGATTTTTCACAATATACATCTAAATTAAATAATCTATTAATGGTTACTAGAAGCAATTATTCATTAAACGATAAAGAAAATACTATTGAAGTAGATTATGAAGAATTATTAAAACAAATGATAGACGACATATTGAAAAAAGGTAATAATGATAAAAATAATAACTAATTAGTATTTAAAATTTAATTTAATATTTAAAAATAAATTGCATATTATTATATAAGTATGCAATTTATTTTTTTAGAAAGGATTTATAGCTTATGAAAAAAGAAGATGTTACTATTGATGATGCTATTAAGTTTGTAGATAAACAAATAAAAATAAATTTAAATAACAAGAAAAAAATTAAGAAAATGAATTTTGATACTTCAATATTAGATGATTGGAACATAATATATTTATATATCAAAGAAAAATTGGAGAGTTTAAAGGATGAGTAACTTATATAATAAAGAAGAGGAAAAGGCATTAAATATAAAAAGAGATGCTTATAAGTTAAAAGATTTACTTTATAATATTAAAGAAGAAGAAAATAATTTAGTAGATAAAATACAGCAAAAAGGTGCAGATTTTATTTATAGTAAAATTAAAAACTTTAAATCATCTTTTATTGTAGTATCTAAAAATCAAGTATATAAAACATATTCATTAGTAGGTATTATGAAAAATTATAATAAGAATGTAAAATATTCTATTTTAGATATTGCATTTTTATTAGATGTATGGTATAATAATAGTAATTTGGTAAGTAAAGATGATATATTAAATTGTAATATTCTTATAATACATGGACAAGGAATTAGTTCAAATCAAGATTATAAAATGGCAGCTTTAGAAGAAATTACAAGTATCAGAACAACAATGCATAAAATTACTTGGTTATTTTTAGAAAATATAGATAATAATAAATTTAATGAGACTTATATTAACGTATCAAAATATTATAATAGAGTTTATTTTGTTTAAACAGAGTAGGAGTAATTATAGATGGAACCTATAAAATTAGAATCAGAACTAAGATTAGAGACTATATTTGCTTCAGTAAATAAAGGTAATGTTAATTCTTTGAATGTCTTATCTAGTTTAAAAGAAATAGATATAGATGAAAAGACAAATATAAATAAATTTATTTATCTTTTAAAAAATACTGATGAAGATGAATCTTATAAATTAAATATAGAAACATTAAAGAGAGAATTTCCAGATTTATACTTTGATAATTATGAGGTTATACCAGAAGAAGCATTAAATGATTACATTAATATGTATATTAATAATAGAAAAAATTTATATAATTCTAAGAAATTATTTAATTTAGCAAATTTGGTAAGAACTAATGGAATTACAGAAGATATATTAAATCAATTAAATTCTGTGTCAAAGTCTGATAGTGTATCTATAAAATATCAAGATATTTCAAAAAATATAATAGAGATATATAAAAATAAAGTAGTAGATTCTGGTATATCTTCAAGTGTAAATGAGATAGATAAAGACACTGGAGGATTACAACCTGGAACAATTACTACAATATTAGGTTTTACAGGAGCGTTTAAAACAACATGGGCAATAAATATAGCGTATAATTCAGCTAAAAATAATAAAAATACTTTATATTTATCTTTAGAAGTAACAAAAGAAAATATATATTATGATTTATTAAGTAGACATAGTGCAGATAGTAAATTTAATACTCACATTGAAGCAAATTCTTTAAAACATAAAAAACTTACAGATGAGCAATTATCATTTTTAGAAAATAAAGTTTATCCAGATTTTAACAGTCTTAATGGTAAGATATATATTATAGATGAAACAGAATTAGAGAATTATAGTTTTTATAGTTTAGAGAATAAATTTAGAGAAATAGATGAAATAGCTGTAGAGGAAACTGGACATGGTATAGATTTATTAGTTATAGATCATGCTCAATTATTGAAGTTTGATTCTAGTATGAAAGGTATAGGTAATGAAACTAATATAGTAAATGCTTATGTTTCTTTTTTAAGACAACAATCATTAAATTGGATTAAAACAGGAAGATCTGTAGCTACTTTAGTTTTATCACAAGCATCAAGAACAGGTCATACAGAAGCAGAAAAGAATAATGGTGTATATAAATTAACTGCATTGGCAGAAGCAAATGAACTTGAAAGAGCTAGTAGTTTGGTATTATCAACTTATGTGGATGAGAGTTTAAAGAATACAAAACAAGCAAGAATACAGATTATTAAGAATAGAGACGGTTTAACTTGGATGGATCCTATAGATATATTTATAGATCCAGCATATTATATATTTGGAGATAAAGATAAAAAATTATCAGTTAATCCAACAAATAGTTTTGATTTTGGAAATTTATCTGATATGTTAAATGTAAACTTAGATGACTCATTATCTAGTATAGATTTAAATGATGTGGAGGTATAGTGATGGATGATGTAAATATTTCTTATTGGAATTACAGAGTAGTAATGTATAAAATTGACACTTATGAGAAGTATGGAATTGAAGAGATGTTTCAATATGGAATACATGAAGTTTATTATGATAATAAAAACAATATTGTTGGATGGAGTAAAGATTCTATAAATTTAGATTTTATAAGTTATAGAGATATAAAAATTACATTAAAGTACATAAATAAAGCGTTAAAGATGACAGTATTAAAGAAAGATAAAATAGATGATAAAGACATATTAATAGATACAAAGCATAAAATTAAGCATTTCGATATGTTAGGTATTAATCAGGATTAAACCAGGGACATTTTTATATCATAGTAAATAAATTATATTAATTAAAAGAGGCTATATGAAATTAGATTTGCAAATAGAAAGATATATAATAAATAAGTATATAAGTATACCAAAATTGATGGATTTTTTAGGGTTAGAATATAGAGTTGGTGGTAATATATTTTGTCCATTTCATGAAAATCATAAAACTCCAGCAGCTCATTTATACGCAGATGATAATGGTTATAGAATATGGTGTTTTTATGAAGGTAGAATGTTTGGTTCTTGGAATTTATATAAAACATATTTACCTAAAATAAATACAAATGAATTAGCTAAAGAGATATTTAATAAACTACCTAGTGATAAACAAAAACAATTATTAGATAGTTTAGGTGTAGAATCAAATGATAATAATATATTGTATATAGAAGCTTTAAAGAAATTTAGAAGTCATAAAATAAATTATAGAGATTTAGTTTCAGAAATATCTGATTGTTATATAGATGAAGCATAATAAATTATATAGAAAGGAGAAATTATGAGTAGAGTAACTTCAGAATATAAACCGTGGGTTCCAAAAGCAAAACCATCAGATTTATTTCCATATGCTTATAGTTTAAAGTGTATTAAATCAATAGAAGAACTTAAAACTATATTATCTCAACCATCAGATTATATTAGTTTTGATACAGAGACTACAGGATTAAATGCAGAAAAAGATGATATAGTAGGTTATTCTTTTTGTATGGATGGTAAGACTGCGTATTATGTTCCAGTTTGGCATTTTGATTTTGGATTAAGTGATGAATCTTTAGATTTAATTTATGAAAAGATGTGTAGTACTAAATATGTATTTATGTTTAATATGAGATTTGATACTAGAATGATGGAATATCATGGTTATACTAAATTATATAAAGAAATAGAAGATTCAAATAAATCAGAAGAAGAAAAAGATGCAGAAAAATTAAAATTATCAAGAAGATCTTATATTTGTTATGATATGACTAAATGTAATACAATAGATGTTCAAGCGATAGTTTATTTAGTAGATACAAATGTAAAATATCCATCTTTGAAAGCATCAGAAGAATGGTATTTAGGATGGAGAGGTGCTAGCTTTGAAGATACAGTTAAAAGTGCTAAAAATGAAAATGCAGTAACTATGAAAAAAGATACTAAGACAGGAGAGATGAAAATAAAAGAAATGAATTTCTTCTATCTATCACCTGATGAAGCTTATGAATATGCTGCGGTAGATGCTTTAGGAACATTTTTATTAGCAGTTAAATTAAAACCATTTTTAGATGAAGCTAAAACGTCAGGTCAATTAGATATAAAATGTTTGATGCCTTTAACTAGATTTGAAAATGAATTAACTTTAATAGATGTTGATATATTAAAGAAGTATAGCGTTTATTTAGATAAAAAGATAAAAGATTGTCAAAATAGATGTTGGACTACAGCTGGTAGAGAATTTAATCTAGGAAGTAGTAAAGACTGTAATGATATATTAAAGTCTTTGAATATACATACAGGTGTAATTACTAAAAGAGGAGAAATGAGTACTAGTAAAGAGTCTATATCAGCTTGTTTAGAGAAATTAAAAGATGGTGATCCAGCAAAGCAATTTTTACAAGATTTAACAGATTATGGTGCTTACACAAAGCAAAAAGGAAGTTATGTTGATAATATAATAGAAATGGCCGAAAATAATAAACATCATAAAAATAGATTGAGATTTAGTTATAAAACATGTGAAGTTCCTTCTGGTAGATTAGCAGCTGGAGGAGATAAAAAGAATGAATTTTTTGCATCAGCAAATATTCAAAATATAACTAAACCTCATGTTACAACTAATTTTACATTACCAGAAAATATTATAAAACAATATTATCCAGAAGTTATAGATTTAATTGATAAATCAGGAACTAGAGAAGAATGTGATATAGAATTAAAATTGTTAGATGAAGAAAAATTAAAGAGTTTAGATCCTAATTATAAAGTATCTGGGATGAGACATTGTTATAGAATATATGGATGGGTATTTAGTGATAAACCTTGGATGATACCTGGAATAGATGAATACACAGTAGAAGCATTTAATCAAAATTTAAATATAAGAAGTGCTTTCTTACCAGATGATGATTATTATTGGGTATCAATAGACTTTAATGCAGAAGAAATAAGAATACCAGCTCTATGGTGTAAAGAACCTGCATGGTTGAATGCTTTTATTGAAGGTAAAGATGTTCATAAATCTACAGCGATTGCTATTTGGCGGTGAAGAGAACTATAGTAAAGATAAAAGAAAAATGGCAAAAGGTGCTAATTTTGGTTTATTATATGGTATGACTGCTAGAAATTTTTCAGGTAGATTTAATATGACATATGATGAAGCTCAAAAATTTGTTGATGACTTTAAATCAGGACTTCCAGTATTATTTAATTGGATTAATAGTGTAGAGAAATTAGCTGAAAGACAAGGATATGTTCAAACAATGCTTGGTAGACCTAGAAGAGTAAAATCTTGGTTTGATACTGGAGATTGGAGTTGGATAAGTTTTGCAAAAAGAACAGCAGTAAACACTATAGTACAAGGAACTGGCGCAGATATATTAAAATTAGTATTAATAAACTTATTTAATAAATTGTATAATGGACCACATCCTTATACTTCATTAGTAAGATTTAAAAATACAATACACGATGAAATAAATTATCAAATTTACAAAGATAAAGAGCATAATCATAAAGCTTTCAACATAATATTATATAATATTCTTAAAATCATGAGAGTTCAATTAAAGACTTGGGAATGTCCAATGGAAGTAGGTTTATCAATTGGAAATAGATGGGGACAATCAGTAGACTTTACTTTTGATAAACAAACATTAAGTGTTATAGAACCTAAGAAAGACGATGTTTCAGATTCAGATATTAAAAAGGCTTTAAATATTAAAGACGAATCATCAGAAAAGTATGATGATAATCGTGTAAAGTCTTTACTTTCTGATTCTACAGTAGAACTAGATAAAAATAATAAGAGTATAGAAGATTATTCAATAGAAGAATTTGGTGAAGGAGATTATGAGTAATATGTCAAATGAAGAATTAAAAGATATTATTCTTGAAACATACAAGACTACAGTAAAAGATAATAAAGAAGATGTTGATTTTTTGATTGATATTATATCTTCTGTGTGTGGATTGGTCTATAATAGATTATTAAAAAGTAATATTATAACTGAAAAAGATATTGAAGATGATATGAAGCTTTTTAATAAATTATCTATAGAAGTAAGAGATAAATATGCTAAAAAACATAGTAAGGAGAATAATAATGATTAAAGTATATGTTCATTTTAGAAATTTGCAATCATTTAAAGATGGAGAATGGATAAATGCAAAAATGCAATTTATAGGTCAAAACGATATAGAATTATATGTTAATTTAAAAGATGTAAAATTAGCATATCAGCAAAATGGTTTTACTATAAGAAAGAAAAAATGGTATGAAAAATTAATGTTTTGGAAAAAATAAGGAGATATAGTATGTTTAAAGTAAGAGTAATTGAATCTAGTTCTGCACAAGAACTAGAAGAAAGCATAAATAAATTTATAGAAAATAATAACATAAATTTAGTTGATATATTAAATATTACTGAAGATAAATCAAAACTAATTGTTTGTGTTGTTTATTCAAAACAATTAGATACATTAAATGAATAAGTTGTATTTAGTTTTCTCGAAGGAGCCAGAATAATGAACTATGTGTACAAATAGTCAGGAGAGGCGTCAATAGTCCTAGGAATATTGAAGATTACGGGTTCAAATCCCGTCTTCGAGCATTAATTTTATATAAGGAGAATAGCATTATGCTTAATACATTAATAATAGGTTATGGAATTGTAGGACATAATTTATATAAAGAATTAGAAACTATTAAACCACACATAATAGATAAATATAAACCAGAAGTTACTACTGTTGGTAGATCAAATTATGATGTTGGTTTTATTTGTGTAGATACACCTTTAGTAGATGGATTAGTAGATATAACAGAAGTTAAAAATGCAATTTTAGAAAATGATTGCGATGTTTATTGTATAAAGTCTACTTGTCCTGTTGGAACAGTAGATAAGCTAAGTAAAGAATTAAATAAGAATATAGTATTTAGTCCAGAATACTATGGAAATACTAAAAATTGTAATAATTATAAGTTTGATTTTACTATATTAGGTGGAGATAGAGATAGTTGTACTAAAGTAATTCAAGCTATATTACCTTGTTATGATGGTAGACATATATTTAGAATTACTGATGCGAAGACTGCAGAATTAGTAAAGTTTATGGAGAATTCATTTTTAGCAACTAAAGTTAGTTTTTGTCAAGCATATTATAATATATGTAAAGAAGAAAATATTAGTTATGAAGAATTAAGAGAGTTATTTGTATTAGATCCAAGAGTAAATCCATCACATACATTTGTGTATGAAGATAAACCTTATTGGGATAGTCATTGTCTTAATAAAGATGTTCCTTCTATAGCTAATCAATATAATAATGAGTTTATACAAAATGTTATTAAATTTAATGAAAATCAAAAAAGCATTAGAGGTGATATTATATAATATGAAATATAGATTATTATTAAAATTAAATAATGACATGTATGAGAATTTTGGTGTATTTGGTGATTATCAAATAGCAAAAATTATGGTGAAATTTATTTCTCAAATTAAAAATGTAAAAGAAGATAATTTTTATATAGAGGTGATAGATTAATGGGAGATATGGCAGAATATTGGAGAGATGTAAAACCTTTTTATAAAGAGTTACACGATAAGAGAGTAGCAAAAACACCTGATAGAATAGAATATAGTATAGAGCAATTTGAAAAGAATAATATACCTTATGAACTTAAAAATGAAATCACAGGACAATTTAATTTAAGAAAAGGTAATAACATAATTGTTTATTATTGTAGTACAGGAAAAGTATTATTAAATAATAAACCTAGAAATAATAGAGGAATAAATTTTACAATAAAATTATATAAGAGTCTAAAAGAGGTGATATAGAATGTTGAGGTGGAAAACCAAAGAAGGAAAAGAATTAAATATAAAAGATATGACCACACAACATATTAAAAATTGTATAAAAGCTATTCAAGAAGATAGAATACAAGTAGGTGAGAGCATAGATGTAGGTTATACAGGAGATGGTGATGGCGATGGCATTGTATATCAATGGATAGATTATGGGAAAGATTATATAAAAGCATTTGAAGAGGAACTAAAAAATAGAGGTGATTTAGTATGATGGATGAAGAAAAAGAACAATTAGAAAAAGATATATTATTTCAAATAGATATGCAATTATATGATGAGTTTAATGATAAAATAGCAACAATGAACGATCATTTAGGAGATGTTTATTCATTAAGAGACGTAGAAGAAGTAGAACAAGCAGAAAAAGATAGACAAATACAATTATTAAGAGAAGCAGTTAAGAAATTACAAGAAGAAAATAAAGAATTAAAAGAATACATAGAAAATGAATTTAAATGTGTAAAAGATATAGGAGAATAATGAATATACACGAGTTAAGAAATAAAAATCTATATGATTTAAATGAGCGAGAATTAAGAATGAGATGTGCTTATGACGAACAATATATAAGACAATTAGAAAAAGAAATAAGTCGCTTAAAAACGATTGTCAAAGGAAAGGAGAACGAATATGGAAGTAAATGATGTAGTACAATTTAATGAAAATCATAAGTGGAGAGGATGCTTAGGTATAATAACAGAAATAAAAGATTGTAAAGCGAATGGAATAAGATATATGGTAGCTCATCCTAGTCCTGAAGGAACTGCGTATATTTTTGTTATGAGCACAGAAAATGCAATAGAAAGAATTGGTAAAGCTATATTAATACCGAATGGAGAAGAGTAGATATGGAATTAAATAAAGCAATAGAAAGATTAAAAAATACTGATGTTTATAATTTAGGTCATGATGATAGATTTGAAGAATTAAGATTATATGAAGATGCAGTAGACACAGTATTAAAAGAATTAAATAATAGAGTACCGAAATACTTATATGATAAATTAAATGAAGATTTTGAAAATTATAAAAATGGCAAAGATATTAATTATTTAGATAATAATCATCATAAAAAATTAGTTGAAAAGTCTATAGGACAAATAATAGAAAAACCAGAAGAATGCTGGTTTGATAGTGTAGAAGTAAAAATTATAAGAAATAATATACTTTATGGAGTTGATATTGAAAAAGATTTCGTAACATTAAAAGAACTTTCAGATGAGCATCCTGAAGAATGTTTTACAGTAATAGCAGAAAGTCCATTAAGTGGAGCTATATATAGATATAACAATAATGGAAAACATGAATGGCAACTAATTGGAGCTATGCATGGTTATGCATAAAATTATTAAATAGGAGTAGATATTATGCATATAGGAGATATTTATAAACATAAGAAATATAATAAATTTATACAAATAAATGGTTTTGCAACAAACATGAAGTCATCAAATAACTCAAGTTTTATAATTGTTTTTAATGTCTTACAAATAATAGATGAACATTTAGCTTCTTGTCCAAGTTTTATGGAATGGGCTTATAATAAAGAACAAATAGAAGCAGAGTACGATTTATATATAAGTGCTGATGATATTAATTATTTGAATTTCAATGAAATAAATGAAAAAATATTTAAAGAATTAGAGAATAAGGAGTAAATGCATATGAGTAAAAGATTAAGATATGCTTTATACTTAAATGATGTATTAATTGAAAAATTTTATAAAATGTCTGAAGTAGATGATTTTATAGATAATTATATTGGTTATATTGGTAAAATAGAAGTTAAGAAAATTTAGGAGGTTAGTATATGACCGACAGAGAACAAGAAGCAATAGAATTTTTAAAAGCATTAAAAGATTTACAAATCGTTTTAACTTGTAGTTTTTGGAATAAAGGTGAATTTAAATTTAATACTCTTCAAAAAGAACAATTTGATATTATTTTAAATCTAATATCTAGACTACAACAAGAAGTAGAAGAACAAGATGAAACAATAGAAAAATCTGTTGAAGAACAAAAAGAAAGAGAAAAGTATACACATGAATTAGAAGAAAAATTAGCTAAGAAAGATAAAGTAATAAAATTAATGGCTTTTGAAATGGCAGAGAATACTGGAAGTTGTCCTTTAGATATTTTTGATTGGGAAAATAAAAAATATAATAATTGTGATAGTTGCAATAATACATATAAAGAATGTTTTATAGAATATTTTTATGAGAAAGCAGAGGAAGAAAATGAGTAAGTGTAGCAAGAAATGCAATGAAATTAAAAAGAAAATAGATAGTATAAGTGGATTAGATGACGGATTTATTTATGGTATTCTATGTGCAATCGAAAAGCAAATTGATTTCATTGATGAATATAGTGACAAGGATGAAATCAACGGAACATGCTTCAAAACATATTGGGAGGAAGAATAATGGAAAAAGATAAATTTATAGAAAAATTAAAACAAGAAAATCATGATTTAAAAGAACAATTAAAGTATTTTATTCCTAGAAGAAGAGTAAGAAGAGTATATAAGCAATTAAAAAAGATATTAAATGAAGATATACAAGATGAAAATAAACAATATATAGATACTTTAGTAAAGTTTATAAATAAAATAGAAAAAGAAGGAGATCAAATAGCAGGACAAGATATTAAACAAGCAATAGAACACTTATTGTCAATGATAGATTTGGAGGTTGATGATCATGAATAAAGAAGTAGATGAACAATCAGCAAATTATTATAAAATAAATTATGATAATTTTGTACGACAAGGATGGCAATGTCCAGTATGTAAGAAGATATTAGCACCATTTATGACATATTGTCCATTTCATAATGAAGAAAATAATAAATGGTCAATTACAAGTGCTACCGGAACTGTAGAGGTAAAGAAATGAGTAAGATAGATAAGTCAATTAAAACTGTACAAGATAAACTTGTATATTTAAAAAATTCAAGTATTCCTGATACTGATTTAATTTATGCGATAGAAGATATTTTAAAAGAAATAAAAAGAATAAAATCAATAGATATTTATAAATTAGTTGAAGATGCAGAAACAGGACAACTAATTCATAAAGATAAAATAAGAGAATTTAAAGCTTTATTATTAAAAGAATTAGATAGAGATTTTGTAACAGAAGAATATAGACAATCAATAAGTTGTTATTTTGATAATTTATTGGAGGAGTAAGTATATGAGTGAAGTATATAATGCATATAAAATATTAATAGATGATGAAGAAGTGTCATTAGAAGAATTTGCAGATTGTGTAAATAATCAAGGTGGTAGTATTAATGACTGGAAACTAGTAATTACTTATATAGATATAGAGCATAAAATAGTAAAGTTTAGTTGGTTTTAATTGGAGGACAATATTATGAAATTTAAAGAGTTTAGTAATTGGTGTAACGAAAGAGCTAGTGATGGTTGTTGGGGACTTAAAGAAGCTATGTATTGTATTGGTATTTGTGAAACAATACACAATACTTCTATTTTTCGTAGAAAAAATAAATGGAAAGAATTAGAGCCAGTTGCTGTTGAGATAGTTGATAGAACAAATAAGAAAATAGAAGAAGTATTAGGAGGTGTTAGTAGTGAAGCTTAGTAGATGGAACTATGAAACACATTCATATGATTTAGTAGACGTACCAAGCGAATGGAGATGCTCTACTTATGAAGATGATATGGATACATTAATAAATTGTCCTCATTGTGGTGATGAATTTAAAGTCAAAGATGGTTATACTAGTATGGAATTTCATACTGGACTAGGATTTGGATTTATTGTATGCGAAGAATGTTATAAAGAAGAATGGGAAAGAAGAAAAAGATATAGTGAAAGAGAGGAATAATAAAATGAAAGTTATAGTTGAATATGCAATTAATAATAGTGATTGTGGTGGTGCTATTATGATAGATGCTAAAGATGAAAATGATGTTAGAAAACAAATGGATACAAGATTAGCTGGTTGGGATTATCGTATTACTAGCGTAGAAAAATACGTACCTAAAAAGGAAGATACTGATTTAGAGAGGTAAGATATGAATATTGAAAATATAAAAGATAATAAACCAGAGATAGAAGTTATAGGTAGTACTTCTGATTATATAGAGTACAGCGTAGCATTTTATAAAGATACTAATTCAGCAGGATGGGGTAGTGATAGTGTTATTTATCAAATAATCTATAATTATAAATCAAGAGAAACATCTGTTGTAGAAGTGGGTAGTTTTGGAGATGGTACTTTAGTAAAAAGAGGTGTTTTACCGTGTACAATAGATGAGTTTATAGAAGCATTGAAAGATACTAAATATTTAGAATTTAAAGATTGGTTAGCTTAATGAATTAACAAAGGAGATAAAGAAATGATTAAAAGAATAGATGACTCTTATAGAATACTAATTCCACAAGAAATTAGACAACAATTGAAGATAAATAAAAATGATTCTTTTGATATATCTATTGAAGATAATAAAATTATATTAGTAAAGCAAGAAAATGACCTAGATTTAAACCTCAGGCACAAGAAAGTAAAATCTACATTACAGCAGGAAATAGATAGTGTTCCATACAATAATAATTATTGGAAAGAAGAAGAGATCACGGATAATACAGATAACACAGATGGAGATGAATTAAGTGATGTAAAATGCGCTTATTGTGACAATATGGTAGAAGTAAGCAGATTAGATAAAATAAAAGTAAATGGAAATCCATTGTGTAAGAAATGTTGTGTAGAGTTTAAAAAGAAATTTACTAGAGATATATTGTATTTAATTAGATTAAAAAGACTAAATGACGATTAAATTGTCTACCTTTTATATATAATATTATATAGTATAATATATAGGAGGTATTGTAATAATGAAAAACGAAAAAGATGAAAACTTAGAGATACCAGCAGAATTATTAGACGATAATAATATAAATTTAAACACTATAAATAATGCTCTAAGTTTAGATAATTTAAATTTTGAAGATCCTTATAATGATTTATCTGGTAATAATATTACTGGAAATGTAAAAGAATTAGGATTAAATCTTACAGATGAACAGATTAAAGATTTTTATGATTATTTAGCAGGTAATAAATCAAGACCATTATTTGCTGATAAATATTTTGCAGATGCAGATGAAAGAATAAAAGAATCAAATCAATTAACTACAATGTTAGGACTTAGTTTTGTTCCTAAATTATTATCAGCAGAACAATCATTAATAAATAGTTTATGCTCAGACGAATCATTGAAATTTATTTCTGATGATGAAAGGTTAAGTAGACTACAAACTTTAGCTACTATTAGTATTAAGTTAAATGAATCAGCAATGAAGTATAATAAAGAAAGTAGAGATATTGGAAGTATACCATCAATATATAGACAATTGTTAGATAAATTGATAGCAACTCCACCAGAAAAAGTTGATAGATTGAAAGTAATTCCTGATTTATTAGAATTATCAGAAGATAGATGGAGTAGATTAATTGAATTATTAAATAAATAATGCATATTATATAATAGGAATAGTAATAAATATTCCTATTATTTTTATTAGGAGAATATAAATGAATGATTTTACTCTAAGAAAAGAATGGCCTTTAAAAGAGGAGCAGAATGAAATAATAGATTTTATGATTAATAAGTCTATAGCAGTTTGTGCAGCACAAACTGGTTTTGGTAAGACTTATACTATGTGTACTGCATTATGTCATTTATTATTAAAATATCCAGATACTCATGCTATTATATTAGCTCCGCAGAAGGCGGTAAAAGCTTTTAGGAGAGAACTTACTGAAAAGTTAAAAATAAAATATAATATGATTACTAGTAGCAATATGAATATACAACCTAATATTAGAATAACGTTAATAACTCATACATATTTAAAAAAATCAATTGAGTATATAAATAAACTTAAAGATGAAGGTCATAGATTAATATTACTAGTTGATGAGGCTCATGTATTAGAAAATCCTAATAGTAAAATATATGAACTTGTAGCTAGTATAAGACATTACTTTAATGTGTGTTGGTTTGCAACGGCTACTCCACTTAAAAATAATATAGAAGGTTTATATTGGATGATAAATATGTTAAATCCTAATATTTTTAAGTCATGGAATACATTTAAAACTTTGTTTTTAGTAATAGAGAAGTATCCTACAGCTAGATATTTCGGTAAAGGATCTCATAAATATAAAAAGATTGTAATGCAGGAAGAAGTTGTAGGTTATAAAAATTTAGATGCATTAAAGACAATATTAGATAAATATATTATTATTAAACAGAAACCTTATAATCTAGAATTTTATTATCATAAGACGCCTATTACAGAAGCTGAAAAGAAACCATACTTAGAAGCAGGAAAAGGTTTATTAAGAGAAACAGCAAAAGATAGTTTTGCAGTTAGAATGCACGATTTACAAATGGTTGTAGATAATATTAATGAGCAGTATAAAGTAACTAATCAATTGTCTAGTAAAGAAAAATTATTTATAAAATTAATAATTAAAAAAATGAAAGAAAATCATCCAACATTAGTATATTGTGATTATAATGAATTAATAAATAGATTAGAATATTTACTAAATACAAGTAAAAACATTACTGGAGTACAACAAGTACTTAAAGTTACTGGATCTATTTCACAAAAAGATAGAGAAAAAGTTGAAGAATTAATAAATAATAAAACTGTAGTTCTTATAACAAGTGCAGGAACAGAAAGTATTAATTTGCAGAAAGCGGATAGTATTATATTTTATGATACACCTTTTAGTGTTTTAACTTTTATACAAGCAGTAGGTAGAGTCACAAGAATAGATAGTAAATATAATAAGCAACATATTCATATATTAGAAGCAGAAGGTACTATAGACTCATATAAAAGATGCTTAATACAAATAAATGGTGGTTTGATTACACAAGTATTTGGTAAAGTTGAAACATTACCTTTAGAGGTTGGTCAATTAGATAGAAATATAACAAGACAGCTTAAAGATGGACTTCTTTGGTGTTTTAAAAATAATAGATTAATATCAGATGATGAGCTTACAGAAATTTTGGAGGCTAACAAATGATTATAAATGAGCAAAATTTAAAGAATATATTAAAAAAGTATATCACCAGAATTAATTTTGAGACACTTTTAAAAGACGTTAATAATAAATTATTAATAAATAATGTTGAAAAAGTAATAGCTGTGTTCTTATATAATAAAGGTGAGTACTTAGAGTTGAGTTTATTAACAAAACCAACCACTGATATAAAAATTAAAATTGATTTTATAAATTAGTATAAAATATATGTTGTAGTTTTATATATTATAATAGAAATGATTCATAATAACTATTAAGTGAAAGGAGAATGTTTAATGAAAGTTATACAGAAAATAGTAAATCCCCATCTTTTTACTGTAAAGACTAATGAATCAGATAAATCATACGAGTATGTTTTATTATCTATAAATGAAAATCAAGTACTAACATATAGAAATGATAATAAACTTGACATTAATATAATAAAAGATTTATTAGAGAATCATGGATACGCTACTACATTATTATATTTAAATGAGAATTATGCTTTGTGTTTAGATAATGATAGTATAACAAAAGATAATATTCATGATTTTTATGAGGATTGTAACGAATTATTAAATAGTAATATAGTTATTGTAGAAGAAGCTGGTATTCCTTTAACTGAAATAAATGGTTATAAAATATTTGAAGGAGCGGGCTATATTCTTAGAGGTAATGGAAAGAAAAAGATAAAAGAGTCTTTTGAAGAAGATTCTTATGAAGATAAAGCTTTAAGATATGCTGAAAAATATGGAATAACTGATTATAAAGTAGATGGTAACACTATGACTTATCATGAATTTCATAAAGATAGTGTTCATGATAAAAAACCAACTAAATATGAATATAAAGTAAATTTAGATACTATGAAAAGTGAAAACGGAGTTCCTGTAAATGAAGATGGAACTCAAGCTTCTGATATAGCTCCTAAAGTAGATCAAGATATGAATAAAAGAGCTACTAATTTTAAAAAGAAGAAGAGCTACGATATTTTACTAGATATAAATGAAAATGAAGGTTTAATAAATAAAGGATTTTTAAAAAATTCTAAAGGTCAATATCAAAGAGGAGATTATATTTTAGTAAAAGAAGGTAATGTATACTCAGCGATACACAAAAATAAATTATTAAAATAATATTAGAGAGGAGAAAAATTAAATGGCTTTAAAACAAAATAATTTAGCTAGTTCAACAACAGAGCAAGGATTTCCTACTTTAGTAGGATGTGCTCTACAAAGAGAAGAAACTCTTGAAGATGGAACTAAAGTAATTGTAGAAGGAATTACACCATACAAAATGAAAAATGTTCTAAATGATAATGCACCTGAAGGAAGTAATATTACATTTAGAACTCCAGGAGAACCATATGTTACTACTTCCGGTGAAACGCTAAACGGTATTTGTCAAACATATAATGAAAATCATGATGAGATTTTCGATATTATTAAATTAGGAAAATCATATAAATTTAAAATTAAAGAAAAATTAGATGAGCTAGATAATATGAGTTTAGAAGAAATAGCAGAATTTTTTGAACCTGCAGATAATAGAGTTGCGATTAGCGATTCTGAGGTTACTGCTTCAAGTGGAAATGGAAATGGTATATTAACAAGTTTTATGGAAGATCAAGGTATGCCTATAATAGCTTTAGTATATACAGAAGATTCAAAACAAAAAGGATTAATGTATATACCTAAATGTTTAACTGAAATTGAAGGTTCACCTTTTTACGGAGAAACACCTGGTTGGTATTTATCAGATATGCAAGGCGGATTTACACCTGCTACAGTAGAAGAAATTACGATAAACAATGTTATTACTTTAATGAATAATTATACTGGAGATGCATCAAAACTAGGAGATGATTTAACTGAATATGATTCATCAAAACTTAATTGGTTACTTGAATCAGCAGAAGAAGTTGAAGGACCTGTTCCTAAATTAGTATCAATAACAGCTACAACACAACCAGTAAAAAGCTCATATGTTGTAGGAGAAACATTTGATCCAACTGGTATGGTTATAACTGCAACTTTTGATGACGGATCAACAAAAGCAGTAACAGATTATACATACAGCCCAACAGGCGCTTTATCTTTAACTGATGCTAAAATAACAGTATCTTATACTGAAAATGACGACACAAGAACAGCTTTTGTACCTATTAGTGTTGTAAATTTAATACTTACACAAGGTAAAACATATGAATTTGATTATAAAGCGTTAGCTGAATATGTTGAACAACAAATGATAACTAAAGGAATTATGGATGAAGCTGCGGGTATGAATCTTATTGGATTTTCTTGCGGAAATCAAAATCCAGTTATTGATGTTGGTACTACAAATATACCATATCGTTGTGGTTTTTTAGATTGCGGAGTAGTTCAAACTCAAGACGCAAATATTAGTTTTGGTACTGATGTTGGCGGTAGAGGTAATTGTGGTGAGATTGATGGAGTATGGGATTTTTCTAATTACTTTAGTGATTTAATAGCTTATTTAAAAGAAGCAGGTAAAGTAACAGATATATATGAATTTGAAGCAGTTAATATTAGATACGCGCAACATATAACTATAAATCTACAAAATTGTGATAAACCTGTAACATATGAATTAGATGGAAATATAAACTGGATCACACAAAAGGATTAACATATGGATATTAAATATTTTGTTAGAACAACTAAAGATAGCAAAGTTAATTATGACTTGGACTATATTGAGATTTGTGATACCAAAAATCAGTATGTTCAATCATACATTGATGCATTAAATCTAATAAGTGATTACGATGCAGTTCTTTTAGAAGATGATTGCATATTATGTAATAACTTTAAGGAAGAAATAGAAAAAGTAATTAATGAACATCCAAATGATATTATAAACTTTTTCAGTTTTCCAAATGATTATATAACATCACATTATTCTGCAAACTTTAATTATAATCAATGTACATATTTTCCAAAAGAATTAAGTAAAAAAATTGTACCTGAAATTCAATTAACATATGATAAAATGAAATATATTAAGTCATATGGAGCTTTATTAAATAAAGTATTAAGAAGAATGGGTATAATTCATTATATTTATAGACCAACATTAGTACAACATATAGATGCACGATGTAAGATTAGAAATACATTATATTTTAAAGATTATTTAGATAAATTAAATATATCTATAGAAGAAGCTTATAAATTAGAAAATCAAAGTAGATTACTAGAATTATTAAATAAAGATAGAGAAAAATGGCATGGAATTGTAGATGGTATGTTTAATTGAAAGGAGAATCTAAGTGGAAAAAATAAAACAAAACAAATTATCTGATTCTACTACAGAGTTAGGTTTTGTAAGAACAATAAACTCTAACTTAGAAAGTTCTGGTTCAGATAATTTAATTTCATTACAAAGAGAAGTAGAATTAGAAGATGGAACTATTGTTACTGTTGAAAGTGTAACACCTGAAAAGATGAAGAGTATTTTAAATAATAATGCTGTTATTATGGGTGGTACTGGTACTATTAATACTAAGACACCTGGAGAAATAGTTCAAGTATATAGTAATCCTAGTGAGATAGGACCAACAGAAACTAAGATTGCTAATGGTGTTGTTCAAATAACCAACAATACCGGAGAAATGGAACCTGTTCCTGATGCTGAAGAAGTTATGGATATATTAAATGATATAGATGGAACTTCAGATGATTATGATGGTATGGGTGGTACAGAAGAGGAAATAGAAGCAATATTAGATGAAATATTGGGAAATTAATTTAAGGAAGGAGAATAATAGAATGAGTACTTTAAAAGATAAAGCACAAGATATTTTAGATGAAAAGATAGCTAAAATAAAACCTGAAAATATTAAAGAGGGAGTTACAGTTTTTGATGTTACTGGTACAGCTAAAACAATGTTAAGTTTTAACGTTGACGATTATATGACTATTGATTTTAAAGCGCTTTCAAGTGCAATGGACTCTGGATTACCAAGTAATATTAAAAGTGATTGGTTAGATTTACAATCATCTGGTGTATTAGGTGAAGTTATGTTAATAGTTAATGCAATTTACAATGATAATAATACAAGTGATTTTATTAATATATACTTAAAAGTTGATGAACACGGATATGTATATATAAATTCAGATGAAGCACAAGTTTTTTCTAGAGATTCTATAGCACATATTGATTTATTTGATGGATGTGAATATAAAGTAAGTGATCTTATACGTGATTTAAATACATTAGATGCAGCACATGTAAAGTGTTTACATAGTTTTGATGTTCCGTCTACTACATTTATGTATGCAATATCATCAAAATCTGTTAAAACTAAATTCGCTACTAATGTTAAAATAATAGGTAAGGAATAAATATGAATATAAAATATTTTATAAGGACCATGGAAGGTCGAAAAGTAGACCTTCCAGAAGAATATGAAAGAATAATAGATAAAGAACATAGATACACAAAATCATACATTGATGCATTATATAAAATAAGTGATTGTGATGCTGTTCTTTTAGAAGATGATATAGTTCTTTGTAAAAATTTTGAAAAGGAAATAGAGAAAGTTATCAGTGAACATCCAAATGATATAATTAATTTTTTTACAAGACCTAATACATATTTTACAACTCATTACGAAAGCACTTTTTCTTTCAATCAATGTACTTATTTTCCAAAAGGAATAGCTAAATTTCTAGCTGATAAAATTATGGAAATTTATATACCTGAAGAAAAATGCGCACAACCACAAAGATATGGTTCACTATTATCTTTAGTATTAGTTAAAAATCATATTCCACATTTAATATATAGACCTTGTTTAGTACAACATATAGATAAAGATTCAACTTACGATGGTTTAAATTTAAAAAGAAATAGTCCTTATTTTAAAGATTATTTAGATGAAATTGGTATAGATATGACTCAAGCTTATTATAAAGAAAATTATGATAAGTTAATAGAATTATTAGAAGCTGATAGAAAAAAGTGGTATAATAATTAAATTAAATAAAAATTGAAAGGAGAAAAATATGAGACTTAGTGAAAGTATACATAATGGTAGTACTTCAAATTTTTTAAATGAGATGAGTAAAGTAAATGAATCAAGTACAGAAGAATATTGGGATGCTACTGAACTTGATAGAGAATTATTTATGTCTTTACTTAAGTTTAATTTTGGAAATGACTCAAAAGGTAATAATTATATTATTACTAATGATGCTTATGAATTAAAAAGATTTCATGCTAATAATGATGAAGATGCTAAAAATTATTTTAGAGGTTATTTAAACTTAGAAAAAGATAATTTTGGAGACTATAGTGTAGAAGACGATGAAAATTTAAAGAAAGAATATCATATTGATGAATCAGAAGAATTAAAAGAAGATTCAAATATAGATGGTCAAATGTCTTTCGATGATTTAGAATCAAACAACAACTCTGAAGAAAATAAAAATCAAAATGATGGTCCTGTATTTAAATACTATACAGAATTTAATTTAGCTAGTCCAGTAAATGATTTTGAAGCAGCTCAATCATACTTAACAGAAGATGATATGACACAATATTTATTAGATGATGATAGAATACCTCAATCAGGAAGAGATAAAGTTAAAAGTGTTACTTGGGATTTAGAAGATGATGATAGAGGAACTATATGGGTAGTAACAAATGCTGAATTAACTGAAGAAGAATCATCAGCTATTAGCGATTGGATAGGAGGTCAAAACTCAGATGGATTAGGCGAAGGATTTGAACAACAAAGTTTTGCAGAAAATTATTATAATCCAGAAACTGGAGAAGGTCCTTTTACTTATGATGAAGCTGAAAGAGAAATTGAAGCAGAAATTGAAAGATTAGTAGAAGAACAATATGAAGATTATCTTGAGGTAGATGTAGATGAAGCTACAGAAGAAGATATTGAAAGAGCGCAAGATGAATGTAGAGACGATTTAAGTAGACCTGGATCAATGTATAGTATAGATGATTGGTTTACAATGTCTTCTTTTGATTGGCAAACTAATAATTACAAATTAAACTTAAAAGATATGAATGAATCAGAAGAATTAGACGAATCCGCTTTAACCGAGAAATATTCTTATAAAGAAACATTAGAAAAAGAATTAGAAAAAGTACAAGATATGATAGCAAATTCTGATCCAAATAAAGATATTTCTGGTTTAGAAGAAAAAAGAGATTGGCTTATGAATAAATTAAATGACTTAGAAGAATCAGCTTTAAATGAAGCTAAAGGTAGAAAGCTATCTTTTGAAGAATATAAAGACTTATATGATCCACATTGTAATTTAACAGATGATGAATTATATCAAATGTGGAAAACAGATAAAGATGAACTATACACTGATGAAGATATAGAAGCTATTAGAAAAGAAGTAGAAGGTTTCTTTGAGATGGATGAATCTGCTTTAAATGAAGCAGATGGTTGGATAGCTTTCTATAATGGAAATAAAGTAGAAATAACTAAAGATGAAGCACATGATTTATGGAGTGCAAAACAAGTAGCTATTAAAAAATTAAATGTGCCTAAATCTAAAGTTTCATTAGTTGCAGTAGAACCTGCTTATAATGAATCTGCTTTAAATGAAGATGATAGTTTTTATAATGAATTAGAAGTTACTAGTTATAGACCAACAGGACAAGATGAAGGCGCTTTGGCTAATATGAAAATTAAATCTAAATTTGGTGAACTAGAAGTTAATTTATTAAATATAGATGGTGAATATAGATTAGTAACTCCAAATATGTGGAGAACTAAAGAAGAGGAAGAGCTTATTAATAATTTAGTTAATGAATATGGAATGCAAGGATTAATAGATTTTGCAGCTGATTATCATTATAAAAAATCTCATTCAAATTAGAAGAAGGAGGATTACAATGAGCAATACTAGAAAATTATTTGAAAGCTTTCAAAATAATTTAAATGAAGGAGCAGCAGAAGATAACTTTATTAAACAATGTGAAGAAAGTGGAAAATTTGATACTTTGCAAATGATGGAGATTAAAGATGGTTTTGAATATGATTTATCAATAGAACAAGTACAGGTTTATGCTAAACCTGAATTCGATTGGAATCAGATGGGAAAAATTGCAGATGGTTTTGAAGAAGGTTTATCTTTAGAACAAGTAAAACTTTATGCTAAACCTGAGTTTAGTACTTCTAAAATGTATTTAATTAAAGAAGGTTTAAAAAGAGGTTTTTCTATGGAACAAATACAAAGTTGTATTAAACCAGAATTTAATAACAATCAAATGTATGAAATTGGAGTACGGTTTTGAACATGGTTTTTCTATGGAACAAATACAGCTTTACGCTAAACCTGAATTTAATTATGAACAGATGGAACAAATTAGATTCGGTTTTGAAGATGGTTTATCAATAGAACAAGTACAGATTTATGCTAAACCTAAATTTAGCAGCAAACAGATGAAAAAAATTATAAATTATTATAAAGATGGCTTATCTATGGAAACAGTATTATCTAATATAGATTATGATTCAAGAAAAAAATATAATGACAAAGATGAAGATGAATATGATGATGAAGATGAATATGATGATGAAGATGATGAAAATGAGAATGACCATTATAATTTAGTAGCAACATATGATAATAATAATAAAATAATATTTTATAAAATATTTGAGGTAGGAAGTGAAGAGCCATACATATATTTATTTGATGAAGTTAAAGAAGCTATTTCTGTGGCAGAGAAAAATGAAAATGCTTCTGCTGTAATAATATTCGATTATGCTAGACGCGAAGAAGGAGATTTACTAGTATGGACTAAAAAAGAAGGAGAATTAGATGAACTTAGAGAACCAGATTCAAAATATTATACTAGTGAAACAGAAAAACTAATAGATAAGATAGCAGAGGAGGAATAAAAAATGAGTGAGACTAGAAAATTATTTGAAAGCTTTCAAAATAATCTAAATGAAGAATATAATCCATTAAATATAAAACTATTCATGAATACTTGGGGTAATTACAATGTAAACGGAGCAGATGTAGATTCTATAGGTGGTGGCTGGATGGACATAGAACA